AATGTATAACTTTTATCAATGGCATAGTATATTCCCCTTGCAACATCAGATGTGTGGAGTGTCAACAAACCCAAATCACCCACAACTATCTCTTGATTCACAAATAGTTTCAGTGCTTCTTCATTATTGGTAATGTTCACGGATGATACAGTATTTCCGTTCACATATGTGTATGGTTGTACAAATGGCATGTTATCTCCTTCCAATCACAACTGACATGTTTGCTCTATGCACATCGATGGTATTTGCAACATCACACACCTTTACTTGCAGCTGTACACTTGTAACGTCTACACCCGGCAGAATACGTAAGATTTGTGAACCAGCGCAACTTCTCCATTGTATTGGTTGTTGGTTGATAGCAGGGGAAGCAGTAGGCACAGAACGTGCAACACAGGAATACACTCCTGGTGCAATGAACACATTTCCAACATTTGTTGCTACCAATACACGAAATGCATAGTTGATACCAGCATTGGTAACACCACCACCATATGTGATTTGGCCAACAAGTGCATCCCAGTTCACACGTAATACTTCATCGTTCACTGCTGTATTGCTCATTACAATACTCATTCCACTAACTGTAGTGAATGTAGTACTGTTGTAACTTCCAGAAGTTTGTGATGAAATAAAATATGTAGAGTTTATTTTGGAAGTGTTGGTGTCAAAGTGCGCACGCACTGCCCAATCATTTGCAGTGTTGTATTCTTGCACATTCAATGCAGCAGTATCCACGTATGGTTCATTTAGTTCTGTGGCCGTTGGTATATCGCCTTGTTCCACAATGGTTTGTTTTACTTTGCTCATAGATCACCTATATGTGTTTCTTACCCAAATACCAATACCAAAGATTTCTAGTGGTGTTGTTGGGTCGTTGGTATATGATGGTATAGATAGTGCGTTGGATGTCCAGGTTTGCCAACGTATATCAATACGAATGTTTTGGCTTCCAATAGGAGTGGAGAAGGGTATCACAATGTTTTCTGCTTGTGGATAGCATTCCCCACTTTCAGCAACCAACACATCGTTCACGAATACACCCCAACGTGTCCACCAATCCAAACCCACTTCTGCATTCAATGGTGGTTCTGCTTGATATGTGACTACATTGCATCCGTGTCTGAAGTTGATTCTCACGCATCCATTCAACATACCTTCTTGCATAGAATCTTCAATGTACATGTTTTGGAAATTTGGAAGTTCTGTTACCAAGTTCCACCCTTTGTTCCAATCTTCTGTGATCAAATCATACGATAGCAATGGAATGCAAATATCTGCACTATGTTCCATACTTGTTCTAGACTTTTCCCAATATGTTTGTGTGGATGCACTCCACTTGAAACCTGACAAATTTGCATCACTCAAACTTGTGTACACTGGAAGTTGGAACTGTGAATTTGTAAGGCTTTGCACTGGTAAGTTCTGACTATCTAACCTACCATTGATTTGGCCAATAGCATTGGCAACATTCACATTGAATGTTTCTGGTATCACCAATGTGTTTTGTATCTGTAGTTGTGATGGATATAACTTCATCGTGCTTGTCCTTTCTGCATATTGATATTTTGATTCAATAGTGGTGTTGCTTCACTTGATACATTTAATCTATATCCAATCAGTTGGAATGGAACTGTATCTTGGCCAATGATATAGAATCGGAACTGGTTACACAGTTCTGTGTTCACATCATAGCGCAAACGTATTTTCCTTGTGTCTTGCACTTGGCTAGTATTCACTGTGAATGGATTCTTGGTTATACCCGTGTATGTTGCACCAACAGTAACTGGTGGTTCAGCTGCAGTGTATAGCACTTTGGTTTCTGTCATTTTTTGGCCAGTTACTTGATTCTCTTTCAAGGAATAATCAATGGCATAATACAAGTCTAGTTTGGTATCACCATATGCAATCAAATCTAGTTCTACACTGAATATTCGCACGGTTCCCAAATCAAACTGTATCCATGATGATTCCCAGTATGAACCTTCCAATGTATCTTTGATCGTGGTTATGGTGTAAGTATCTTCACTCACATTAGATACTGTGCCAACTTGGGAATGGAATGTGGATGCACACCACACGTGCAATGGCCCCAACAAACTTGTGGATGCACCTTCTGTCAATGCACTCCACTGTGGAATGGAACCAAACACGAATCTACCTTGCAAATCATTCCCCATTGCACTGAATGTGAACTTGTGTTGAAATGATTTATCTGGTGCTTTTCTGAATGTCCAAGATGGTTTTGGTGTATCCGTATGCAACACCAAACCTTTGTTTGGATAGTCAGCAGAACCACCAGGATAGTGCAACCAGTATTCTCTTTCCGTTGGGGAATATGCTGCAATGCATTTTCTTATTGCAGATACAGTGAGTGTTTTCCATTCTTTGTTCACCATATCGGAAATCTTCACAACAGTGATTTGTGAACCACCATCTAGACCACCATTCAAAGACCACACTGCATCTTCATTGGCAAACACCAAACCATAACTTGGCACCAATACAATACTGTTTGTGGCCGTGGTTCCAATGTTGGATGATAGTGTGGCCAAAGTATATACACCACTATTGCTTCTTATCACATTGATTGCATGTTCACGGAATACAATCAGATTGTTGTAGTATGCTTTGATCTCTGTTATATCACCACCAACAGTATTGCCCAGATCAAAGTAAGATATGGCACCAAACTGTTCTGGTATTCCCTTTTCACTGTATATTATTTTCTGTCCTTTGCCCAACCATATTCTACCATCCCAACTATCACCATATTTGTATTCTGTGGATATGACACTGGATGCAGTGATACTTGGAGCTTCTGTCACTAGAAACGTATCGCTGTACACATCTATGAAGAAATCACTGCAGTTCTCTCTAATCTCTTTCAAGAAATAGTATTGTTGGAACGCGCTCCCAGAATAGTTATCACTTTTCACATTCTTGGTTCTGTACAAGATTCTAGATGTGCAAGATGGTGGGCATATTGGTGTTTGAATCGTGATACCAAACTTTCTTAGTGGTGTTGCTGGTGCTTGTTCTACACTCCACCCAACACGAACTTCGCTTGAATATGGAGATAACGCACCATCTTCTGTAACATAGGCCATCTTATAGAAATAGTTGTTTGGGTCACCTGTTGTGTCACCAAGTCCAATGATAGATTCTTTGGTGAATGTTGGCGCACCAGTACCAATGGCCAAGTCATCACCTTGGATGTAACTTGATTGTATTGGTATTGCATTCAATGATGGTGTGGATATGGTAAAACTGAAATCTCTCCAATCGCCTGCACCACTGAACAGTATTGGTTTGTCAACACCATTGATAATCAACAGTTTGTTGTTGTATGGAATGTACCGTGTACCAATCTCATTTATCTTTGGCACGTGTCTATTGCTTTGCACAAAGAATACATCGTTACCATAATATGCACCAACATATCCACTACCTTGATTCTTATTGCCTAGAACATAGTACAAGATACCACTTTGTTCAATGAATACATATACTTCACCACTATTCTTTTTTTTCCAGAAGTAGAACGAATCCACTTTGCCTGTGAGCAGTTTGGTATAGTCTATAGGGAAATCGGATACAGTGAAACTGCTTGGAAACTGCCACCATGGTTGAAACGATCTATCACCAACCCAACAACCCAAGTCAGAGTTGTAGCGCAAATTTACTGCATTTTCCGCTAGGCTTGGTGGTGCATTTAGATTCTTGTCAACACCACCAGCAACAATGAAATCTGTATTCTTTGTTTTCATGGTTATCCTTTGTACTGTAGTTGGCTAGCATCATAACCGCGCCAAGTAGATTGGAATGAGAACTGCCCACGTTGCACTTGTTGATCAATCTTGTCAACATATCTTTTGGCCAAACCTTGCAGCTCTTTGGTATACTTCTTTTCATAAGTTGCTGCCATTGATGCTTGGCCCAACTTCAAGTATATATCTTCCAATGCTTTGTATACGATGAGTTGGTGAAATTCATATGGCATTTCTGGTGAATCAGTACCAAGCAATATATCTTTTGGTTTTCTCAAATAACGCAATACACCCAATCTAATAAAGTCATGTATTACTGTAATCTCTTGTCCAACAACAACTTGTTCTTGCACGAAATCCCAACCATCCACACGTGGATAGAAGCGAAGTTGTTGGTGGTTTCCATCTATCTCTATGTATCGTGTAGAACCATTGTCTAGTTGGTTTGTATTGTTTATATCATAGAAGTTCACAGTATCGTCTACCACAACTGGTTGCAAGTATGATGCAGTATTTCTAGTGGTTCCACCATTGGTGATCTGAATCCAACATGGTAATCCTTTTCTATCACCAGTATTCTTGTCAAAGTTCTTGTTGTAGAAAATAACTTTGCGATATCCTTCCCACTGTGTAGGTTCTTGATCATTGGCTTGGAAGGAATCAGCAAATATGTATTCGTTATCCCAAGATATGAACCCAACACGAATGGCATTATGTTCTGCTTCTATCTGTACTATCTGTGGTTCTGATAGTGCGGATACCTTTCCATCTTTCACAAAGGCCCAACAGATTTCATAATACTTGCCAACAGTGAATGTACCACCAATAGCATTGATAGATTCTACTTTGGTTTGTTCTGCACTCACTATTGGTATTGTTGGTGTTGGTATGTATGCTTCTGCATATGGCATGGCATAGTCCACACGCAATGGAGCTTCTTCTTCTTTGCGTGGTAGAAGACCAGTGATCTTGCCATATGGTGGCAGTGTACCTGTAACCGTGTTGTATGGATAATCACGATGGCCAATATACAATAGTTCCAACAAGTCTTCTGGTAAATCATACCAACGTGCTTTGATCAACCAGCTTGTATCATCAGTGTTTGTGGTGCCTTTGAATTCTTCTGTAAGCAGTATGGTATTTGCGTTCACTACTTTGGATATGGTATATTCAAACCCTTGTATCGATATTGGGTTACCTTCCCAAATATCACGGTATGCAACCAATCTATCCATGTTGAAACTGAATGTTACTTGTCTGCTACCTTCTGTCACATTTGCATTTACACTGCTAGTTCCAACAGTTGCATTTTCGGTATCTCTAGTTGGTGCCATATCTGGATAGAACTTGAAATCAACTTCTTTTGTAGCGAAGTTCCAACGTTTGTAAGTCCACAAGGAATAGTATGCATCATTCACAAGTTGGTCTAGTTGGTTGTTGAACTGTGCAAGTTCGGGTGAATAATCGGTTAGGTTCTTTATCTTTTCTCTGATAGCAGTTAGGTTCATACTGTTTGCCCTCCTACTATACATACAATGTAAAATATAAACAAAGAAGGCCTGTGTTTCCACAAGCCTTCAAAGTCCATCTTGGAGTATGGTTTTGTTAGGTAGTGAAAGGATTCACGTATACCAACTTGGATGTAGTTCCAGCACCAGAACCAATGGTTTCAGCCAATATTCCACAGATAGGGAATACAGCACCAGCACCATAGATATCAGCAACTCCACCAGTGTTCGTTGCAACTAATGCTTGACCAATGTTGATACCAGCACCACCGTTGTCTGCAACTTTTGCTTTTGCAAATCCACGTGTCACAACAACAACACGAGAACCAGCAGTTAATGCACCATCACGTTCAGCAGATTCTAATACAACACCAATAACCATAGATGCTTTTGATGTTATACCAGCACCAGCACCAACGTTCAAGTCAGCAGGAGCGATAGAGATAGAAGCCAAAGATGCATCGTCCAAATCATAAGGAGCAACAGCAGTAATCTTTGTCAAGTCAAGTGCAACCCAATCGCCAACTGCTACAGTAGAACCAGCAACAAAGATTTCTTTTTGTTGTTTGTTCATTGTTGCAGTGCCAACTTGAGCAGTACCACCAGAAGGTAATGCACTGTAAGCAGATTGATCCAAATATTGAATAAGTGTTTGTGTAGACATGATGTTTCTCCTTTTAGTATGCAGTACCACGAATGAGTACAGAGTTAGAACCAAGGTGATCAGCAATCAACTGTCCTTTCACATAGAGTTGTGCAGCGCGTGCAGTAGTTCCACTGATGTGTTCAAATGGAGATACGGCAAAGTCAGCATCTTTGTGGAAGATCATTTTGATGGCATCGAAGTTCAACATATAACCGGCCAAGTCATAGTTGCCAGGAGCCAAACCGTCAAGACCAGCAGAAGCAACTTGAACGCCTGTGAACTCAAGATCAGATTCAACAACAGAACCACCAAATGCAAGTTGCATACGGCCAGCATCCAAAGTGGTTTCATTAATGTATCTTTCTTGTTGGAACAATGAACGTCTGTAGTTTGCCATTACTTGTTCTGACAACAATACTAAATCGATAGCACCCATAGGAGCAACGTTTGAACAACGAATAGATTCACGTTGCATTGCTACGATACCTGTGGTTCCAAAGTTAGCACCCAAGTCAGCAGCATTGTTTTGCCAACCTGTTGTTGCAGCATAAGTTGCTTTGCTCACACCACCGACAACATTTGCTTGTGTTCCAACATCGTCTGCTTCAAAGAAGCCTGTTGCAACGTTACCGTTCAATGTGTTCATGCTTGTTAAGATTGCAGAGTTACCAATCAAGATTTGCTTGTTCAACTCTTTACGCAACATTTGCATAACAGAACGCATACGTGCTTCAAGAATCTTTACGATTGCTTTTTCACCAGAGTTTTCAAGTTCTTCTTTTTGAGTGATAACGATAGGAGCTGTAAAATCGCACCATTCATATACTGCTGGACGCAATACATCTTGAACGGCCAAAGATACTGCTTCATATCCTGTTGCAAGTTGTGTGATTGTTGAGTGTTCAGCCAAAGACAATGGACGTTGAATTTTGATACCACCATCTTCGTATTCTACTCCACCTTTCTTTTTGCACATGTCAAGAAAGGCATTC